AGCTATTGATGAATCAACATTATATAAAGCAAAAAAATTTGAAGGTTTAGACTATGATACACAATCTATTCCCGGCGATATGTATAAAGAAGTATTTAAAGGAGAAACAGCAGGAATATCTAAAATACAAAATCAAATGAGTAAAGTTGAAAAAGCTTCTGATAATTTAGGAAAAACATTAAAAAAGAATAAATCTATTTTAGACGATGTATTTGAAAATATGTTTGGTGGCTTTACACCAAAAGTAGTTCCTAAGTTATCTACAAATCAAATTAAAAAAATTAAAGACACAGTATCTTCAAGAGTAAACAAACAATCAGCAGAAGAAAATAAAAAATATGCAAGAGAACTTATGACTGATAATGATGAGTTTAGAAATTTACCAGATAAAGATAGAAAAGAATTATTAGATTTAATAGAAGATAAAATTGAAATAGATGATTTTAGTATTGGTGGCAGAGTTGGTTTTAAAGGTGGTAAAGGTGTAGCAAGTTTAGAAGATGAATATTATGGACCACAAAAATCAATTTGGTTAAAACATTTTTCTGATCAAATGACTTTTGAAGAATATCTACAAATGATGTCTATGAAAGCTGCTAAAGGTGGCAGAGTTGGTTTTAAAGGTGGTGGAGCAGGATTACCACCAGCTAAAGGCGGTATCTTTGAAACTATATTTTATAATCCTAATCATCCTTACTTATCAACTATGAATACAATGGGTATTATGGATATGATTCAACAGATACCTGGTTTGTATAACAAAGGTGGTAGAGTTGGTTTTAAAAAAGGAAAAGGTTTAACTAGAAGAACATTTTTAA